CTACTGTTTCAGGTAATCTATATGTAGGCATGTGTGTTTCTACTTCTTTAACTGCCATGTCATATAATGCATCATTCTCTACAGGTTTCTCTCCTTTCTTACCACCCTTCTCCCATGCTTTAGTTTCCTTAGCTAACATAGCATCTGCTTTCTGTTTAACTACTTGCATAAACATTACATCTCTAGATGTCCACATAGAATACTGTGCAAACTCTGATACCTTAGCATAACCTTTAGAAAATCCTAACCAGGGTGCATAAGCCATTGAGTCTTTATAAGTTGTCTGTCCACCAGACTGTTGTTTAAATTGTTTAGCATTAATCTCTTGTAAGTTAGACCATGTTCTAGTGTTAATTACATTCATTGACATAGATGACATACCATTACCTATCAATCTCATGTACAAAGGTCTTCTATTCAATACCATATCATGTGCCCACTGTGTGTCCTTCGTCCACTTAGTAGCAACTTCCTTATTAGAAAACAACACATTATATATACCCTGTTGTTTACCTTTAAGACCTTTAGTAGCACCTAGTGATGCATAGTAATGTACTACCTCATTATGCATATGTGGGAATGGATTCAACATCATGTTCTTAACTAATGCATCTGATATAGCACCTAACATTCCTTTCTGTTTGTATACTCTAAAGTTATCTCCAATAACATCACCTGCTCTCTTAGAGAAATAGTAATTACTCATCTTATCAAACCCTGCTTCCTTAGCATCAAATCTTAATGGCTTTAAGCTCCCAGGTTTATTAGGATTCTTAGGGTCATAAGCTGGTCCTTTAGTATCACTCTCTGATATATCTTTTATAAGCTTACTATTCTTCTTACCAAATGCTGATTCAAACCAAGCTTCTTCAAACTCAATCTTTCTTTGTAGCTGTCTCTTCTCATTAATAGAATCTATCAATGATGACATGTGGTCAGGTACTACTTTCTTAGCATAGTTCAAATCTAATTCTTTTCTAGATAAGTTCTCTACTTTATAGGTAACACCATCTAATACAAATGTATCTCCAGCTTTCTCTATTCCTCTACCTTCGTTAAGTTCTTTAGCTGCCTTAGTTAATCGTAATGCCATTGCACCATCCTGAGACATCTCTCCTGTACCATGTTCTTTACCACTCTTATCTACATAAGCTTTCTTATTCAAAGCACCTGGTTCAGTCTGAAAGTATATTCTATTCCCTTCAACTTCTCTTCCTTTGTTTACTGAGATTGTAGGTTGTCCTTCATACTTACCTTTACCTGCTTCTCCTCTAGTAACAAAGATAGGAAATCCATTCTTACTTGTAAGCTTATAGTATACCCTTTCGGTTAAAGACCTGTTGTATCTCCTATTAAATTACCTTTAGCTCCTGCCTCTTGTCTCTGGAATCTTCTAGGCATAAATGTAGTATCTAATTCAAATGCTTCTAGCTTACCTTTCTCTTGTAGATACTTAGTTAAAGCTATGTCCTCTTTCATTAGCTCTCTCATGTTCTTCTCAAGAGTTCTCATCTGAGGAGTCCATTTAATCTCATAGTTTCTTTTAGAACCTTCAATCAAATCTACTACATCATTATACTGATTTCTAGTCTCAGTATTCATCTTACGACCTTTATCCCAGCCATTAATTTGACCAAATAGGTTCTGCATTCTTTGCACCATAACAGTGCCTGAAGATTTAGATGCTTGGTTAGTACTTCTAGAGAATATCTGAGACCACTTCCTAAAGTTTGTAAGTCCTGCATTATCATTAGTAAGTTCTTCAACCATCCTCTTCTTGTTAGAAAAAGTATGTTGGTCATTAAACAAATCAAATGTTTGTTTATCTAAAGCTTCAAACTTATTAGAATCCCATGCCATTGTCTCTTTCTTACCACCAAGAAAGTTATACTGTGTATCTCTTAATTCTACTTCAGCTTGTTTTAATTCATTCTCTGTTAGTTTTCTATCTGTAGGCTTAAGATTAGGGTCTTCTAATGTTTTCTGTTTAGACTTAAGAGTTACTTCCATCTGTTTCTTATCTGATAGCTTCAATAATGATTCAAGTCTAGCTTCTACACCCACTGCTTCTAAAGCATTCTTAGGAGCATTACCATATATCTGTTTAGTTAAATCTGTGTATCCTGTTATGTCCTTAAAGCCTTTAACTCCTTTAGCAAACTTAGGTCCTGCTAGTAATGAACCTAGATTAACAATAGCCTCTGATGTATCTTCAGGTATACCTAGCTTTGTCAGTCCACCTGATAACCTATGTAGTACCCATCCAAAACCTTTTAAAGCGTTACCCAGGATTGATTCACTCATAGCTGTATTAGCTGAGGGAATAATATCACTATCTTCTATTGATTGTTTTGCTTCTTGAAATAAATCTTTGACTTTCTTATTTTCTTCTGGGTCAGATACGAATGTATCTATAAGACCATTGCTTACATTGTCAGTTATAGCTCCTGATGTCATGTACTCATCAACTATACCCTGTGTCTTTTGTGCAGACCATTCTGATGCCTGTTTAAAAGATATTCCTTTTCCTTTTCTATCAGCTAATTCAACTAAAGCTTTCTCCCAACCCAAAGGTATAGGTTCTCCCTTAGCTTGTTTAGCTCTTATAGCATCAGCTAACTGTTGTCCAGCTTGTTCATTATAATCATTGACTAGCTTATTACTTTCATCACTGAAGTATAAATCAGCACTATTCCATAGCTGTGTTAATTCACCACCTATAAACTGAGGTGCTTCTGCTATTACATTAGCTGCAGTTAATCCTTCATATAATGGTTGTGCTAAAGCTCTTACTACATAACCACCAGCTTTAGGGATTACTCCATCACCAAATATATTCTCTACACCAGCATCATTAGGACTAACTCTAGGTTTCTGAGTTCCTATAGCCTGTAATCTTCTGTATTCATCTGCAAGTATCTGACCATTAACATCATCTCCTGCAGCATGGGCTTGTTCTAAGGCATCAGCCACCCTTGCTAGGGTAGCCAATTACTTAGCCTTATATTTATCTAGTGCACCAGCTGTAGCTTCAGATATCTCTGGTTTTACTTGTGGAGAAAACTCACTATCGTCTGACCCCCATAAAAAGGTTTCATCTTGTTTAAAATGCCAAGTAGCATCAAACTCTTCTTTAGCTAATCTTATAGCTTCAGAAGCACTCATACCTTTCTGAATATAATTTCTTCTAATAATTTCATCAAATGCTTGACTAGCTTTTACAGCATTGTTTGAATCATCACCACCTGTTATACCCATCATAGCTTGATTATACATCTTCTGTACCTTACTATCCTTATCTGACAATTCACTATTAAATTCAGCAGTACGCTTATCTATTCTGTCAGCTTGGTCTTTAGACATAGACTTGTTATGCTTATCTACTGCTAAATCATGAGCTGCTTTCTTAAGTGTATTAGCTGTCTCTACATTAGCTTGGTCATTAGCTTGATTAGATGCTACTTGTTTAAGTTTCATTATAGTCTCTGCACTAGCTCCATTCTCTGTAAGTCTTCTGCCTAATGCATCATATAACTTAGCATTATCTTTAGCATCATCTCCTAGTTCTTCCATCACTTGCTTTAAAGATGTCTGAGCTATAGTTTGTTCCTTAAGTATCTTATCATCAGTATTAAAGATAGCATTCCCTATTCTATTAACTCCCATAGCAGTACTACCCCAGGGACCAGGAGCAGCTCTACCTAAAGCAGCACCATAATTATCTCTAGCTACTTTTCTAGCTAATAGCTTCTCATCAAAATTAAATAATCCTTCTATCGTTGCCATTCAGCTTCTCCTTTTATCAAAACCATCTTTACCACCATCCTTTACTACCACCAAATTCAAAACCTGCACCTATTAAGTCCGTAAACATACCTGTATTAGCTGCACCTGTTTCATACCTAGCATTAGCACCCATACCCATCATATTAGCCATTGCTGCATCTCCTGACAATGCATTTGTACCTAGTTTACTACCCATATTAAATGGTGTATAACCTGCATTTTCAATACCTGCACCCATACCAAATAAACTATTTACATCATTATATGGTTGCATTCTTAAATCATTACCTGTACCAAAGTATCCTAATCCTTTAGCCATATCTTCATATCTCTCATTTCTAGCTCTAGACATAGACTCTACACCTAATCTATTATCTTCTCTATTCATAGCTGTTAGATACTCCATTCTTTCTGGGTTCAAGTATCCTCCTCCTTCATGAGCTGCAGTACCTTGTCCCATACGTCCACTAGCAAAAAGGTTATTAGCTAGTCCTTGTTGAGATTTAGCTCTTCCAGGAGCCATTAATTCTTGTAAATCATTATAATAATCACTACCTACTTTAGATATGTCTCTGTCTCTAGCTTCTGTAAACATGTCTAAACCAGTTTCTTTAAACATTTCTCCTTGAGCTATAGCATTTTCATCAACACCCTCAAGAGCTTTGTTCATAAACAAATCTCTAAGTTGTATCATTTCAGGAGATAAATTTACTTCAGATGTATTTTCTTCATGGTCAAATGAAGCATCTCCAAACCATGAACCAGTTACATCCCACGGCTTATACTGAGCTGCACGTCCAGCTGCATCATAATTCTGTTGAGCCTGTTTTCCTATTCCTGTTGCTCCTGTTACTGCTCCTATTGCTTTGCTCATTGTTTCACCTCTTTTTCTAAAATGTATCCTACTAATTTAAAATTATACTTCTTTTCATATGCTTTGTAATTTCTACTTGTACTTGTTATAATAGTCTTACAGTTAAATTGCTTTCCTAATTCATTTGCAAAATCTGTCCAATACGGACCATCTCCATACACACACATTTGAACTAATTTATCTCCATCTACTTTCCAACTCATAAACCCATGTTCATTTTCTATCAGGTTTGTTTTATCTATATAATCATCACCACTCTTTTCTAAATACCTTTGTTCTGTTTCTTTATCCAAACGTATCTCCTAAGATTTCATAATAAATGCTAGTGAATAATATGGAGGTAAGTTAGCATTAGCTGCACTAACTCCTGCATGATTAACAGTAGTTGCTACTGATATTCCTGTAGTAGCTTTATTTGTATTAAACTGACCAGGATTTTCTTTACTGCTCTCACCATATAAACCTTGTGGAGTTTCTCCGCCTGACGTAACAGAGTGTAAGTGACCAGGGTCTGTAACAGCAGAACTAGCAGAGTGATTGTGAGAAGGAACAATTGCATCAGCACTACCACCTTTTGCACCTGGAGCATAAGTACTACCTGCACCCACAATAAACCTATTTCTTAAATCAGGAGTTCCACTAGTACCATTACATAGTAAATAACCTGTAGGAATAGTAGCAGTAGTCCCTGACCACATAAGTATCATACCGCTTAATATTGCATTCTGTGCAACAAAAGCAGTAGTAGCTATCTGTGTTGTACTTGTACCTGCAGTAGCCGTTGGAGCTCTAGGTACACCAGTAAGTTCTGGTGATACTGTATTAGCTTTACTTGCTACAGCTATAACTAAATTATTAAACTCTGCATCAAACTCAGAACCTCTAATAATCTTATCAGCATCTGTATCTGGTAAAGAATCCTTTCTTAAAAAGTTTGTTGTTTTTACATAATTACTCATTAGCTTCTCTTCCCTGTTTTTAAAAATATATCAATCTTTTGTACACTGATTAGTTCATCACGAATAGTAGCATCTAAACCAAAGTAAAATGATTCACCACTACCACCTAAAGGTATCTTAATTCTATGGACACCTATACCTACTGAAGCATACTTACTTACACCATATAAAGATGTAGGAGCTGCATACTTTGGATATACACCTGTACCTAAATCTCTATCTACTGCTACCTTTCTTGGATTCCTTGTATAATCATAACCATACTTTAATACAAAGTCTTGTTGTTTAGCACCTTCAATAGTTAATGTAGCTCTCTTAGCAAGTTTAGTTACTATTTGTCCTTGTCCACCTAAATCAGAACTAGCTGACCTATAGTTTATATCAAATGAAGTCTCTCTATCTTGTAGTCCTGTATACTGAGCTACTCCTCCAGTTACACCTATAAGTAATTCATACTTCTCTCTATCATCAAAATAGCAATTAAATAACTCTCCATTAGCTAATGACCATGTAGTACATCTAGCACTACCATTCTCTAATGGCATTCTTAAATCTAAATATACTATCTTTTTGTTTAAAGGTAATGTAACTACATAGAATGCATCATCTTCACAAAATCCAGCTCTTATATTATTTGGATTAGTTTCATAGTCTAACCATCCTGTAAGCACATCCCTCATATTAAGAGTAAGTTCTCTCATTGGCATAGACTTCTCTTGTACAGTTCTAGAGAAACTTCTAACACCTGACTTAGACATGAAGATTAAATCCGTACCAGTGGCTTTTATGGAGTCCCTAGATAGACATCCTACACCAGTAATAACATCTTCTAATGACATAGTTTCAGGAGTCATATCATTTTTGTTTAAACCTCCTCCCTTATAAATAACTATGTTATCTTTACAGAATATAACTAAGTAGTTATTGTGTTGTGCTAGTCCTACTATTGTATCGTTGTTACCTACAACAGAACTAATGTCTAAAATCCCGGCATTGCCAGTGTTAAAGTTAGTAGGGTCTAACAAATCACTATAATATATAGTAAATGGATTCTCTGATACACCTGCTGTCCATACTCTACCATATGCAGCTAAACAAGCATCAGGGTCAAAATTAGTTACACCAGAAGGTGTCTCAGTTATCTTTTCCCATTTAGTCTCTACTCCTGTTACACTAAATGCTAGAGCAGGATTATTATTCTGTGTAGCTATTGTCCATATCTTTGCATTAGAACTTGCACCTTCAGGTAGTGTTTGCATTTGCCATCTACTACCATCTATATTTACTCCTCCTGGAGTTATATCTCCTAACTCTCCTAAAAAGTTTCTAATGTTTGCTTTATTTTTATCTCTTGTTATTGCTTCTTTACCAACAAACATTTTATTGTTACCATTAGCAAGATAAAAACTTCTACCATCAATTAAATCATGTCTCCAAATAGAATCAATATACTTATCTCCTAGAGCAATATTGTCCTTGTTTACTAGTTTATGACCTTTACGACTAGTCATTCTACCACCTTTATCAATAACTATATTATCAGCTTGTGTAGCATAACCACTAGATAACCCTACTTGTGAGTCTTGTGTATTAAGACCTAAAAACCCAGGTGCTAGTAAACTAACTGATTCTAAATTACCTGTAGGCATTAAACACTTCTCCAAATAGTTTCCATAGGTTTCCTACTAGACTCCATAGATATAGCATCAGCTAATAAAGATTGATATCTTTGTTGTTGATTACTACTACCTCCATCTTCCCCTCTTTCTTCAATAGCTCTTGCTAGTGCATTCTCTATGACTAGCATATGAGAAACATATAATTCATCTCCTTCAGCTACTAAATCCTTCTGAGGACATGTCATGTTAAATCTAAGTCTCTCTATTTTAGCTGGTATAGGATATAAATCTACTCCTAAGTTACCTTTAGATGTTACACCATTCCAAGAGTATACTTGAGGTGAACCTTTAGGTACATCATCAGTTGATGCAAAAGCAGCATCCATCCATTCTGTAGTTCTAGAGTCCATCCAGTTTTTATTAGAAGCATTGTATACATCAAGTGTTCTAGCATCAGTAGTAGTATCTAACAGTTCATAATGAAATGTATCAACAGCTGTTACTAAGTGAACAGTCTTTCTAAGAGCTTCCCAGTTAAATGCGTTCTCTACATCTCTTTTAGCGACATTTACTAGTTGACCTATTAATGCAGAATACTCATTCTCATTAACAGCATCAACCTTCTCTTCTCTTAGTCGTACTAGTACGCTATTTACTATCTCAATGTACGTCATTTCTACCTACCTCGTTTAGTTTGTATTTGAAACTGTCTACCATTATGTTTATTAACTACATAATCTTTATAATGCTTGTTAGGTACAGGTTGTGTATTATGTATCTTCTTTTTACTTACTTTTTTTACCATGCTTTTTCCTCTTCTTATTAGCTTCTTTAGTTAAATTTGTTTTAGCTGATACTACTCTAAGATTACTTTTTCTGTTATCCATAGCATTATCATTCTTATGAGCTGCATGTCTCTTATCGCCTACCTTAAGTCCTAGCTTTGTTCTTGCTGCATTACGGGATGCTCTTTGTTTAACTCTTTTCTTTTTATTCTTCTTTTCCCAAGCTAACTCTTTCTTATAATCCCTTTTACCATTTGTCATGAAAGGCATTTATAACTCCTTTTCTATTTGTCTTACCACAGTACACTCTTCTGTTATTACATGTGTGTGTTGTTGTGGTTCAATAGTGTCTAGATAGTCCCCACCAACAAAGGCAGAGACTAGAGCTATAACACTAATTATTGTTTCTTTAGTTTTCACTATCGAGCTTTATGAGGTTCATTAAGAACCCAATGTTTGAACTTATACCATACATGTTCTAGGTATTCTTCCCAGACATACAGAGCCACTGCTGTCCCGAGTACCCATTGCCATGCTGGTGCTGATACTGTCCATAATGCTTCCATACTACTTCCTCCTCCGTTGATAAACTTTTATTTCTTCACCATGTTGGTTAAGAAAACGCTATAAATCTTATTTGTATCTAAATACACTGCACCATAAATTGTTGGCTTATATCCAGAACAAACAAACTGCATAGAAGTGTTGCCTCTAGTTGAAGTCTTCCATTGTTTAATAGCTGTTTTTACTAAAAGGGTTTGTCCCTCCCAAAGCTCAAACACAGTTCCAACTGTAGCTTCATAGTCTTTACATTGAATAACAGCACCAGTGTAATCATATAAGTTTTTAAAATGCCACTCTTTGTTAGAAGATGTTAAGCTAGATACAGTAGTAAAGTAACCATCATTTGGAGCGTTTGAGCTAGAGTTAAACTTAAATGTATTACCACCTGTATGTATTGTGCTTAATGCACTGTTGTCTACATATTCTTTATTAACAAGGTGTTTACTGTCTGTTATAGCACCTTCGTACTTAGCTCCTCGACCAGTGCCACCATTAACTGATAATATATTACCATATCTACAAGTAAACTTTGTAGTGTTGTATCCAGAGTTTCCGTGGTCTAAGTCAAAGTTAACACCAAAAGCTGTACCACCAGCACCAGCATCACTGCCATCTGCGTTTGTAGCATAACGATTCTTAAAAGTAACAAATCTGCTTGGCATTGAAGGTTCAATGATAATGTCTTTTTTATGTTTTACTTCACCTGTGAATGTACCACCCGATGTTTGCATATAGCCATCAAGGTTTAACTCACCTTCAGAAAGGTTAAAGAACTTAACTCGTACACCAGTTCTTACACTTTGTCCTGATACAGCGGTGTCGTCTTCAACCCCTGGACCACCTTCGGCTTTCACCACAGTAACATCTATCACTGTATGAGTAGAACCTTTAGTTACAGTTTCAACTACACCTAGTAAGAATGAGCTGTCTAATCCTTCAAACATCTCTATGTACATACCTTCAGTTATATCGTCAAACGTATGAGTATGTGGTGGCTCTTCAGAATCTATATTGTTGAAGTAGATTTGATGAGTATCTTCAAACTTCTGTACAATTTGAGTATTATCACCTGCTAGATAGTATGCACCTTCAATTGGAGCTCTAGCTGCTAAACCTTCTACAGGGTCGTGCTCCCAGTGACCTCGGTCAAACGAGGGTGCAAGAGCTTCAATCTCTTCTTCTAGCTCAATGATATCGTTCTCAGCAGCAGTTACTCTGGTTGATACCGCACCTATAGCAGATGCATTACCTGCAATATCCGTTTTGTTTTTAGCAATATCAGTTTTGTTTTTATCAATCTTAGTATCTTGAGCTTCTTGTGATGTATCAACTTCAATCTTAGTATAAGTAGTTGCTTGAGGTGCTTTAGAAGCAATCTGAATGTCTTGAGCTTCCTGTGAAGAATCAACCTCAACTTTGGTGTATGTAGTTGCTGTGTCTGCTTTATCAACAAGCTTACCATCTATTTCAGTTGTAGTATAAGTTTCAGCTTTAAGATAAGAATCACCAACATTAGCTTTAGTATCTAATAATGTATTAGTTTCATCTTTAGTATAGGCATCTATTGGGTCTGGAATCTCAGGTATTTCTGGAATCTCAGGAATCTCTATAGCAGCTATATCCGCTGCATTTTGTGCAATGTCCAATTCGTTCTGCGTAACTTGACTGTCTAATGAAGATATAAACTCTGAATTTGCTGTAATACCTTGTGTGTTTTCGTCTACTTTTTCAGCTAGAAGACCTAAGTTCTCTATATCCAAGTCTATAAGGCTTGATATATCATCTAGTGTTGCAAGTGTACCAGAATGTGTAGGTAGTGTTACCTCAGCACCTACATCTGGATTAGCGGGTGCTAATACCTTAACCTTACCACCATTTCTTGCACCTATATTAATTGCTCCCATTATTATATCCTCTTTTCTAGTTCAACAGCGATAGGCTTTAATGCCTCTAAGTCTTTAACATTTTTAATTTGATTAAGTTTATCTTCTATTTCTTTTTTAATATCTTTTCCCTCAATTAAAAAGTCAGCTAACTGAGATGAAAATATAGGTTTGACTAAATTGCTCCAATACTCTTTAGCTTTTTCAAAATTAACTACAATGTTATCCTTGTCTAACTCCCAAGCATCTCTAAATAATCTTTCTGATGGTATTTTACTAACATCAACAATAAAATATTCAACTCCTTCAGGGGTATCATTTTTTGCTACTTCTTCAATAGTTAAACTATCATCCGCAGGAACTAGAACATGAACTGCTCCGTCAACATTTCTATATATAACTCTTTTATTCATTTTTTAAATTCCTTAATTAACAATGGAAACACAAATATGTTGGTGGTCTGTGTATGCACCTGAAGCACCATAAGTAGCCACCCCTATATTTGCTGCTGTGGGTGAGTGGAGAAAAGTTTGTTGAGCTTTATCAGCAGTTAAAGAAGCTTCAATCCTAGAGCCTCCATAAGCACAACTATAAACGCTGTTGGGCATACCTCCAGCAAAGTGTACTCTATACTTTCCTGTACCTTCATCTCCTACAGACGAAACTCCTCGTTGTGACCTTATTGTTACAGTTCCTGAACCTACAAAACGCACATGCTTTAAGATTGGTGAAGCTGAACCAGATGATGGTTGATTCATCCATTTCATAGCTCCATTACCTTGTGAGCAAAGCATTTGGTTATTAGCTCCATTCCCTGATACATTTAACTTTGTTGCATTAACTACATTAGCAGCTATCGTTAAAGCAGCACTACCTGTTACTTCTCCTGAGTGAGTAGCATTGGAAACTTTAGCTGAGTTAGCATTAATCTTTGCATCTTGTGCTGCGTTAAGACTGTTTGATTCAGCTTTGGTATAAGCAACACCAACATTAGTTTTACCATTTAGAAGATTATTTGCTTCTGCTTTTGTATATGAAACACCATTGTCAGCCTTACCAGCTAACTGGGCATTTGATTCAGCTTTAGTATATGAAGTACCTGCATTTTCTTTACCAGCTAATTTAGTGTCAGCTTCAGCTTTAGTGTACGAAACACCTGTATTGGCTTTTGTTGCTATCGCTGCATCTTGAGCAGATTGCTGTGCATCTATTTCAGCTTTAGTATAAGCATCTACTATATCTGGAAGGGCAGCAATGTCTGCTTGGTTTTGTGCAATGTCTGCTATGTTCTTATCTATCTTTGTATCTTGAGCAGCTTGGGAAGCGTTTACTTCATCTTTAGTATAAGTGGTTTCTTGATTTGCTTTCGTTGCAATCTCTGTGTCTTGTAATGCTTGAGAATCATCTACTTCTGTTTTAGTGTAAGTTTCAGATTTAGTATATGTATCAACTTTATCTGCTTTCTCATCTAGGAATGCATCTATCTCACCAGAAGTATATGTTGTAACACCAATAGCACTTTCAATCTTATCCCAACCAGACGCTACTTTAATAAGTCTATCGTCATACTTAACTTCTGTTATAGGCTCCCATCCTGATGCTACAGGATAGTTAGTAGATGGTGCATCTACATTGTATTCATTAATATACATATCACCAACAGCAGCATCAGTTGGAGCTGTTACTACTGTAGCATTAAGACTGCCCTGGTATATAATAGAATTTGTTATTATATCAACCTCATCTCGTAATTCTTCAATGTCAGTTTTATTCTTATCAATACCTGTTGCATTTGTTGCAATGTCTGTTGCATTCTTTGCAATGTCAGTAGCGTTTTGAGCTATATTACCTGCGTTAATTGCTATTTCAGCAGCGTTTACATCTATCGCATCATCTTGTACTTGTTGTGAAGCTGCAACTGCGTCATCTTGTGCTTTTTGCAGCGAGTCTACTTCAGTTTTATTGTAGTAGTCATTAGGTAATGCATTTATAGAGTCTTCATTATCTTGTATAGCATCTGCATTAATTTGTATATTTGTAGCATTAGTTGCTACATCTACTTTTATACTATCTATCTCAACAATCGTAGGAATACCTGTTAGTGAACCACCATCTCCTTGAAAAGGACTTAGACTTCTAACATTAAAAGCTGTTAAATGTCCCTCTTCAGTTACAGTAACTAAGTCATGATTAGGAATACCTAAAGTTTCTAATGAAATAATTCCATCCTCAGTACCAACAATATGCCAATCACTACCATCAGGAACAGTTAATTCACCATTAACAGTAACATCACCTGCTGTCATACCATTCTTGCCTACAGGCATAGTATAGTCATTAGTAATAACTTGATTGTTTAAATATATACAGTCATCAGCTTGTAAGAAAGGTGTAGGTACATTCTCTAGTCCACTACCATCTCCTGTAATAGTACCTTCCCAGTGGATATCTCCTCCAATAGAAATATCTCCATCAGCACTTATGTTCCCATGTGCATGGATATCTTTCTCTGCAATAATACTACCAGCAAATTCCTGGTCACCATCTGCAGGTACTACGTCTGTTTTACCACCTTTGCCTCTGTATATAGCCATTATATTTTCCTATTAAAGTTCTTCAGTTTCTACAACTTCTACTTTCTTCTTTTTAGTTTTTGTTACTTTAGGTGCTTCTTCAACTAGAGTATATCCTGGATGCACATCCATAGATTGTATATCTAAAGCTGTATGAACTTCCATTGTGTTACCTGAAATATTGCATTTATAAACTGCCATTACTTTCTCCTTTTTGTACTTTGATTAGCTATTGTCTTCTTTACCATAGATTGTTTTCTAGTTCGTTTGTGAGCAGCAGCTCTTTTATTTGCCTCAAATACTTTCTTAAGAGCAGGTGATTTAGCATCCATAACTTTCTTAAATGCACTCATTTCTTTTTTACTAGCTAATCCTGTCTTTGGGTACTTCTTTAAATTCTTAGCATTCTTAGCTGCATTAGATAATTTACGAGGTACATCACTTAATCTAGCAACAGTACCTATAGGACCAGGAACTTTCTTAAGTGCTTTCTTTACTACTTTCTTAGCTGTCTTCTTTTTAACACTCTGAGATTTTACATAATCTGATTCAAGAGTACTCTTCATTCTCTTTTTTGGAAAAGGGTCATTATTCTTAAACTTAAAATCAGATGAATCTCTATTCCTATTATCGTACTTTCCAGCCATCATAATCTCCTATTGATATCTTTATAGCCACTAGAAAAGTAGCTATAAAAATATCCCCTCGAATGAGGGGAATATTCTTTATGCAGGTATCACCAAAGCAAAAGCTGAATCTTCTCTAAGCTCTTTAACACC